GTACATCAGGTGCAGCGAGCGGTAGGTGTTCGACTTCTGGAACACGCGCTGCATGCGCTTGGTGACGTCGTCGAGCCAGAGCTTGACTGGCTGGTACGAGTTCAGTTCCGGGTCTGGCGTCGCAAGCCTGAACCACTGCCGCGCAGGCGACGTCGCGCCCGACATCAGGCCGGCGCCAAGCGTCCGCAGCGCCCGCGTCCCGGTGTTGTCGTAGATGTTGTTGTGCCGGCGGTAGCCGCGGTTGCGGTCCTCGCGGAAATAGCGACCGTTGCGCGGGAGGAGGTAGGAGGTGATCTCCTGCCAGTGGGCCATCCACGAGGCACGCTCGCTCTTCAGCTGACCCCACCGCGTGAACAGGCGGTCGCGTGTCGGGGCGTCGGGATAGGAGCGGTTGTCGCCCGTGTATTGGCTCATGTCAGCCTCCGAGGAGGGTGTTCTTTCCGAGCTGCAGGTCTGCCGGGTTCACGCCCATCGGGCCGGTCAGCATGGTGCTGGACGGTCCTGCGGAGGCTTCCTGTGCGGAGGCCATGATGGCCTGCACGTTCGGCTCCCTGCGCGTCGCGCCGGCGATGGCCTGCTCGCTGCGGCGCTGCTGCATGGCGGCCTGCGCGGCCTGCTGGGCCTGCATCTGCGACTGCTGGCGCATGGACTGCTCCTGCGCCTTCTTGCCGGCCTCGCCGGAAGAGATCGTGTAGCCGAGGCCGGCTCCGGTCGCCGCAAGTCCTGCGGTCGCCAGGGCGCCAACGGTCGATGCCGCCGCTGCGGATGCACCGAGCGCGGTCCCGAGTGCTGCGAAGAATGGCATTCAGCCTCCCTTGACGTAGGTCATCTCGCTCGGTTCGTACCCGAGCTTTCGCAGCATCCTACCAACCTGTTCGCCGTTCTCCGCGATCAGTTGCGACATGGCAAGCACGTTCGCTCCGTTCGCGTTCGCCCAGTCCTGGTACGCACGGACGAGCCGCACGGCTGCGCTCGAGCCGCGTGCTTCCTCGTCAACCCACCATGCCAATTCGTGCGCGACGATCACGTGCGGCGCGAACCACATCGGCGACAGGGCGCAGGCGAGCATCCCGACCGTGCGCCCACCCGATTCGGCCAGGAAGAAGATCCCATGCCCAAGGAATCCAACCACGCCGGCGCGGAGTTGGTCGCGGTCAACCGCTGCGAACTTGCCGTGCGGGCCGAACGCAATGAATCGAAGCCCCATGTCAACGATGGCCTCGACGTCGTCCTCGGTCGCCTGCCTGATGTTCATCGCATGCTTTCGTAGGGGTCGTAGTCCGGTCGGCGAGGATCGCTCTTCTCGCGGACCTCTCGAGGCAACCGCTTGGCGACCGGATACGCGAACGTCAACGCAAGGGCGTCGGCGATGTCCGGTGAGCCGCCACCCTGCAGGCGCTTCTTGATGTCGTCTTTCGACTCGAGGCACCGCTTGCCGATGGCGTCGTACCAGTAGGTCGGCGTTGACAGTTCGGCGATAAGGTCGGTTCGCGCCGGGATCGCGCCGCCCATGTCGATCCAGTCCTTGACGGACCACCACATCTCCGTCCGCTTGTTGACGAACAGCGCAGGATTCGCGGCCTTTCCTCCGAACGGCACCTCGATGACGTCGTATCCGAGCTGCAGGAGTCGGTCGATCACGCCAGCGCCAGCGCCGCTGTCAATGAACACCGCGTCCGGGTCGCGGTCCTCGATGACGTTGGCAACGGCCGCCGCCAGCGTCATGTTGTCAATCCCGGTGAAGATCATCGGAGCCTCCATGCGAAGCCCCTGGCGCAGGACGATCACGCTTCGGTCGTCGCCGAACCGTGCCGGGTCAACTCCGACGACCAGCGGGAACTCGATGACGTCTCCGTCCGCGATCTTGCGCTCGGCTGCCGCATCCGCGTCGGTGAGGCTGATGAGCTGGTCCTCGCCGGCAGCGGCGAAGTCGCACAGGTACTCACGGGCGAACGCCTGCTCGGGCATGTCACGCTTCAGGCGCTCGACTTCCTCGGGGTCAAGCGCGTCGGTGTCGTTGACGGTGTACCTGGCTGCACGCCAGTCGGGGAGGCTTGCCGCCCGGTAGAACAGCTCGCTGAACAGATTCAGGCCGTTGGGCGTCCCGATGAACAGCGCCCATCCCTTGCGGTCGGAGAGCGCCGGCTGGAGGATGTCGTTCCATACCTCGGGCTTGATCTGGGCGACCTCGTCGATGACGCAGCCGTCCAGGCGCACGCCGCGGAGCGCGTCGGGGTTGTCGCCGCCGAAGAGGCGGATCTGCGCTCCGTTGTGCTTGAACGTGATCGACAGGTCGGCCTCGTTGACATCGACCGCGTGCGTGACGATGAGGTCGTTCACCTTCTGCTTCAGCCGGAGCCATGCGATGGCCTTGGCCTGCTTCAGGAACGGCGCCACGTACACGTAGAACGGCAGCGGGTGCGTGCTGCCGGCGGCCCCGTGGATGAGCTGCATGATGGCAAGCTCGGTCTTCCCGGCGCGTCGGTGGAGTGCCAGCACCGTGAACCGCCGCTTCCGGCGGTGGCATTCGTCCTGCCACGGCCGGGGTCGGTACGGGACGTCAACGATCTTCTTCGGCATCGGGGACGTTGGTCTTCAGGACGATGCTGACGCCACCCTGATGCTCGAGCTGCTGGCGGTCGCCGTACTTGCGCGGGTTCCACTTGGCGAGGAGCTTGAGCCTGGTTTCGATCTGCAGGCGCCGCCATGCGACCTGCACCTGGTCGGCCGGCTCGAGGTCGGAAAGGGTCACGCACTGGTCGGCGATGACGTCGTGGCCGTCCTCGCGTGCGCGTGCGATGCGTGCCACAAACTCCTCGTCCTTGTCCATCCAGTGGTACACGGTGCGCCATTCCGGGTTTCCGGGCTGCCTGCACCATTCGCGCAAGGGCTTGCCGTTTGACAGCCACGCAATGAGGCTGGTGGCGTGGTGTTCCGGCACGCCTTCAGGCGGCCGTCCTACCGGGCGCTTCGGCGCTTCGCTGCCTTGGCCTTGTCGGCTCGGACGAACTTCTTTGCCACGGACATTGGGACGCCGACCTTCTTTGCGAAGGCTCGGTTGTGGGCTGCTGCCTGCATGAGGCGCTTCTGCGCCGGCGACTTGCTTGGCATTGTCAATCCTTCGGGGTGAGGGTGAGGTTGAATCCTGCGGCATGTGCGATCTTCAGGATGGAGTCGAATGCTGGCTTTCGGCGCCCGATGACGGTACCGGGCGTCCCGAGGAGGCTCTTGACGGTATGGGCGCGGAGGAGTCCCCTGCTGTCCATGTCGTTTGCAAGCGCGGAGCGCGTGCTTCCCTTGGCTGCGACTGCTTCGGTGATGGCCTTCTTGAAATCGTCGTAACAACGGATCTGCATACGCCCGAGCATATCACTCGGAGTTGACAACCTCTCCGAAATCTTCGGATGTTGCCGCCCAGACGATGCGTGGGGTTCCTGGTCCGAGGTAATTGAGTTCAATGCGGTCGGTGACGAAGGCGAGTGCTTCGGCCTGGGACATGGCTTCCTGGTCGCGAATGCGGGCTGCGATCATGTCGCCGGAGTAGAGGGCGACCGGGATGCCTTCCTCGTTCGGGAGCGGGTAGACCTTCCCGAGGAGGCAGTCGTCGAGGCCGGCGAGGAGGATTGGCATGCACTTTCGCCGCTTCGCCATGTGTGCAGTTTACAAGCACAGACCCCGCGAACCTGTTGCTCGCGGGGTCTTTGGTCAGACTTCGTCTTTCGGGTCGTGAGGCGGTGCCGGCGGCGGCATCAGCCCCGTCTTCGTCTTCACCCACTCTCGCCAGAAATCGTAGTGACAGCGGATGTTCGCGTGGTCGCTGCGCCATTCCTTGGTGTCAAACTCCTCGACCTTCTCGAACCACTCCTCGAACAGCTCCTTGGCTTCGTCCATCGCGATGCCGACGTTCGTGTGCTGTGTCACGACGAGGAGAGTACGGGTGGTCGGCTTGCCATTGTCGTCCGTGGTGTGCCACAGCCAGTCGCTCTCGTCGTACCACGAAATGCGCGGCGCCTGCGTTTCGGGCAGCACCTCGACCATGACGGAGTACTCGAGGTTCTCCATCTCGATGCAGAGCGGTCGGATGCACACTGGTTTGTCAATCGGAAATCGAAACCGGAAAGGAGGATTGTTGCCCCATTCCTCGTCCCATTCCTCCAGTTTGACTTTCTTTTCCTGAATCGCGGCATCATTTTCCACCAGCCATTCACCAAGCCCAGGGATCTCAACCCAGAGCCTGCGCGGCGTCGCATCTCTCCAGACAATCGTGTACCAGCTCATGTTCGTCTCCTCGTGTTGACGGCGCAGCACCTCGCTGCACCTGCGTGAAATCGTATACGCCATCGTAGGCGCGGTCAATTCGGGTTCTGCCTGCACCATTCGACCATGAGCGCCAACAGCCGCGGCTGCTTGACGTTCAGGTTCAGGCGTTCCTTGGCGTTGGCTATCTCTCGAGGCGTCGCGGTCGCGAGGATTCGCTCGGCGTCCCTGTCCCATTCCTCGAGTTCGTGCGGTGCGGGCGGCTGGACGGCAAGGTGTTCCCTGCGGGTGCGGTCGGCCTCGCGGACGCCTTCCGCCGATGCGGTGTTGCTCGAAGTGATCTTGCAGTACGCCTTGTGGATCGCGGACAGGTCGGGCTTCGCGTCCCGCTCGAGGCGGTGCTGCTCGATGCAGTCGCGGAGCTTGTCCTGGTGGAGCTGGCCCCACTTGCGGTTCAGCAGGCTTCCTTCTTCCGGCGACGGCTTCCACGCCGGCCAGAGCGCGAGCATGAGTTTCTTGTTGTCAATCCAGGTCGGTGCATCCATGTCAATCCTCCTCGTCAGAACGGCACCCAGTTCGGGTCAGCCATCTTCTCGGCAAGTTCCTTCAACGCCTTCTTCCGCCCGCCCCCCTTTCGTGAAAGGGGGGTAAGGGGGGATTGTTTTGTAGTTGTGGTTGTGGTTGTGACAGCCATCGATTTGCCATTGGGGTCGCCATTGGGGTCGCCATTGGGGTTGCCATTGGCTACCCCATTCCCGCGTCCCCAGCGGGCCTCCGCGCCGCGCCGGCCGTTCTCTGCCGCCATCTCGTGCCGCTCGTTGACACGTTGCCGTTCGCGTTCCATGCGCGTGTTGCATAGGGTGGCTATTGGCCCCGCCATCACCGTGAACCGCGCCCGGATCACCGCCCAGTCGGCCGGCGTCAACGGGCAGCGCGTGAGCGCAGCGCACGCATCCCGGTCGTCTGGAACGCTGCCGTTCGTCCACGCATACATCAGGAGCTGCGTGTACGCCCATCCCTGCACGGGCGTCATCGTTGCCGTGCTGACCAGGAAGTCAGTCGGATACATCGGGAACCACGGATAGTTCGTCGCCATCGGCGCCTCGAAACGGCCGGGGTGGGGCAGGGAGCGGGTGCAGCGCACCTACCCCACCGCCGGCCTTGATTGGTTCGAGCAGTTGCACCCGCTCTGCCGTGAGTATACCATGTCCACGGGAAGCCACGGACGGCTCCCAACCTTGCCCCCGGAACGCGCCCCGCGTTGACCTCCAGGTCCGCGGGGCGTTTCGCTAGAACGCTTACGGTCGCCGATTTCCGCTTATGCGGTTGTTTCCGGCTGCGGAAACGCATACAAACCCGCTAACGATCCGCAGACGAAAGCAACCATGCGCGTCATACTGACCGACCCAGAGGTGAGAATCTGCACCTGGCTTGCGAAACAACGGTTTGCCGCAGCTCGCGCCGCCGGCGTGAGGGACGCACAGATCGGTCCACAGGCCAGCATGCAGACGGACCTCGACGGAATCGCAGGCGAGTTTGCCTTCTGCAAGGCGGTTAACGCATGGCCTGACCTGACCATCGGAGCAAGGCGCGGAGGCCACGACGCGATCCTGAACGGGAAGACGGTTGACGTAAAGACCACACGGGTCGAGAGCGGACACCTGCTCGCGACGCTCGGCAAGGCATCGACCGCCAGCGACATCTACGTGCTGGTCGTCGGGACGATCCCGTCGTTCCGCATCGCCGGCTGGGCGACCGCGCATCGGCTGCTGCGTGACGAGAACGTCAAGGACTTCGGGCATGGTCGAGGCTACGCGCTCGGGCAGCGCGACCTTCGACCGTTTGAGCAGTTACGGAACTGCTGCACTTGTGCGGATCTGTAGCACCTTCGCTCCGGCGACCAAGGTTTCATCACGCGGGACAGCGAGCGCCTTCGGCGGCTCCTGTCCCTGGCGGAATGCTGTCCCTACACCAATGGTTGCGCTGGATCGCGGCGTACCTCGCGGCCTTCTGGCGATCCCCATGCGGGTGGTTGGCCCTCCGACAGGCCGCAACCCCGCGCCTCCGCAGCACTAGTATACGAAACCGATGCCGCGCCACGCCAACCTGCCGTATCACCTGTACGTCCACGTATGCAACACGGCGCTCGGGCCATCCATGCCTGCAGGAACCACGCAGGGAATCTGGCATGCCGTCTACGCAAGACCAGGCCAGATCATGGCGGCGCACGTGCTGCTCGAGACGGGCGCCGAATGGTGCGGCGTCCCGCTCCACAAGCTCGCGGCAACGCCCAAGGCATTCGAGTTCACCCCGTTTCCTGGGTTCTGCGAGCCGAACGACCTCCAGCCATGGGGCGCGATGGGCGACCACCTCGAGACATTGCACCTTGAGTACCTCGAGGGACTCGCCGTGATGGGGACGAGCGCCGAACGCGGGTTCTGCGGCCGGCACACCGGGATCGTCCTCGACTGGTCGGACGGCTTCAGCCGCTACCCGCAGGAACACAAGCCGCTCAACCTCATCGAGCGGACGGACGGCAGGTTCCTGCTGTTCCCGAACAACTACTGCCGATTCCTCGACAAGCACTTCACATCGCACCGGCGCACCGACGAACTTGCCAAGTACCGCCGCGGCGAGGATGTGTACTGGGAAGAATAGGTTCAACTTCCTTGAACCTAGACGTCGCGCCTGTAGCCCAGACGCCACAGCAGGCGAGACAGGTCATTCGCCAGGTCGGTCACGCACTTCTCGTCCAGCTCCGGCCGGCAGGCGTGTATGGCCTCGTGCAGGGTCGTGTCCAGGCGCTGCTCCTCGGTCTGCCATGTGGCGACTCGCAGCACGCGGCCGGCGGCACGGCCTGGATCGACCATGTTCCCGTAGTCGTGCA